AGCTAAAAAGCGCCTACAGCTAGCTGAACAGAATGCCGAGATAGCCCGGAAGTCAGCGCTTGACCTACATGATGAATCGACAGAAGAACTGGAACGCAATATCACCAATATTGAAGCTATCAACATCAAAGTCAGAGCTAATCTCGATAAGGAAAAAGCTGAAACCGATGCGCAGGAATATGCCTCGCAGTATGACGGTCTGACCGAGCAAATCAATACGACACGTAAAGCGAAATTTGATCTGCTCAATGGCGCGAAGCTCCCGCTACCCGGCCTATCGGTAGAGGAAGGTGAGCTTACATATAACGGATATAAGTGGGACTGTCTGTCCGGCTCAGATCAACTAAAGGTCGCAACCGCAATCGTTCGTGCAATCAATCCCAAATGCGGCTTTGTGCTGTTGGACAAACTTGAACAGATGGATCTAAATACGCTGCAGGAGTTTGGTGCCTGGCTAGAAGCTGAGGGGCTACAAGCCATTGCTACCCGTGTCAGTACCGGCGACGAGTGCTCAATAATTATTGAAGATGGCTATGCTGTTCCCACGACTCAGGCGATAGAAAAGAAACCCACATGGAAAGCAGGTGAATTTTAATGCAGATTATACGGGGGAAAATTGGGAGTGCCCTAAAATGCGTTGTTTATGGCCCCGAGGGCATAGGCAAGAGTACCTTCGCATCGCAGTTCCCCGATCCTATATTTATTGATACTGAAGGCAGTACGAAGTTTATGGATGTTGCTAGGACTCCATCGCCTAGCAGCTGGGCGATGCTCATAGAACAGGTCCAGTATTTCAAGAGTCATCCGCAGGAGTGCAGAACACTTGTAATAGATACTGCAGACTGGGCGGAAATGCTCTGCATCAATGATATATGTGCCAAAAAGCAAATGACCAGCATTGAAGATATAGGTTACGGCAAGGGGTATGTTTTTCTCGAGGAAGAATTTGGGCGACTACTCAATCTTTTAGAAGATGTCGTAGGAGCCGGGATTAATGTAGTGCTCAATTGCCATGCTCAGATGAGGAAGTTTGAGCAGCCGGATGAGCTTGGCGCTTATGATCGCTGGGAACTGAAACTCGAAAAGAAAACGGCTGCGATTGTAAAAGAATGGGCAGATATCATACTCTTTGCAAACTACAAGACTTACGTGGTCAATGTGGATAATCAGGGAGCTCAGAAGGGCAAAAACAAAGCCCAAGGCGGTAAACGCATCATGTACACTACACATCATCCTTGCTGGGATGCAAAGAACAGGCATGGCCTTGCAGATGAGCTCCCGTTTGAGTTCTCGCAGATTGCGCACCTGTTGTCCGCAGAAGCAACAAATCCAAACCTTGCACAGCCTGCGCAGTTCGCCCCGAATACTATTATTGCAGAAGCTCCTGCGGAGCAGGCGAAGCCTACAGAAGCCTCAAAGGAGAATCTAGCTGAAACTGCTCCGAGCAGGGAACCAGAGCCGGCACCAGTTCAAGAAGAACCCCGCTTTTATGAAATAAATGGACAGCCCACTAGCCCCGAAATTTGGGAAGGCATTCCGCGCGGATTGTGTGACCTTATGCGGGAAGCAAAGATTCTTCCGTCTGAAATACAGCAGGCTGTAGCAAAGAGAGGGTATTTCCCCTCAGATATGCCTATACACGATTATCCGCTCGACTTCATAAACGGGGTGCTTGTTGGAGCATGGCCACAAATGCGCAAGTTTATTGAAGACGATCCCGACAGATTACCATTCTAAGAAAAGGAGATTTTTAACATGGCTGAAAATAATACTGGATATGAGCTCGGATGGGAATCCTCCATCGAAAATGACGGACCAGATTTTGTGCTTTTGCCCTCAGGTGATTACGACTTCACTGTAACAGGCTTTGAACGTGGGCGCTACGGTGGAGGCGGCAAGCTCCCACCCTGCAATAAAGCAATCCTTACGATTGCCATAGAAGGCGACCAGGGTACTACTTATATAAAACACAATCTGTTTTTACACTCTTCCCTTGAGGGCCTTCTTTGCGAATTCTTCACATCAATTGGGCAGCGCAAACACGGTGAGCGCATGACGATGAACTGGGGTGCTGTACAGGGAGCAAAGGGCAGGTGTAAGGTCGGGGTTCGTACGTACAAGAACAACGACGGCGAAGAGATTACCATTAACGACATTAAAAAATTTTATGAGCCCGATCCTAATGCGGTGCAGCCTGCGGGGATTCCTACAGGCCAGGCTACATATCAGGCAGGTAAATTCTAATGGAGCTTAGACCATACCAGGAAGAAGCGCGCAAGGCTATTCAGGGGCAATGGTCATCTGGTGTCAAGCGGACATTATTAGTTCTCCCCACAGGCACTGGCAAAACAATCGTATTCTCCAAGGTTATTGAAGATCGTGTGCGTAATGGTGAGCGAGTTCTCGTGCTCGCTCACCGCGGGGAACTACTAGATCAGGCTGCAGATAAACTGTATAAATCCACCGGCCTTATGTGCGCTACCGAAAAAGCAGAGGAAACCTGCCTCGGAAGTTGGTACCGGGTGGTAGTTGGATCTATTCAGTCGTTACAGCGCGAAAACAGGCTGGCCCAGTTTGACCCCAATTACTTTGACAGCATAATCGTCGATGAAGCACACCACTGCCTTTCTGATGGGTACCAGCGTGTTCTTGGCTATTTCGATGATGCCAATGTTCTTGGTGTCACCGCAACTCCTGACCGTGGGGATATGCGCAACTTAGGTCAGTATTTTGAAAGTCTAGCCTATGAATACACTCTGCCCAAAGCTATTAAGGAAGGCTATCTCAGTCCGATCAAGGCTCTCACCATCCCATTGGAACTAGATATATCCGGCGTTTCTATGCAAAGCGGAGATTTCCGTGCCGCCGAACTCGGTACGGCACTTGACCCTTATCTCTACCAGATCGCGGATGAGATGAAAAAGAATTGCGCCGACCGCAAGACGGTTGTGTTTTTGCCCCTTGTAAAAACCTCACAGAAATTCCGAGACATTCTCAATGAAAAAGGGTTTAAAGCCGCTGAAGTAAACGGAAACAGCGCAGACCGAGCAGAAATCCTCAAGGATTTTGACGAGGGGAAATACAACGTTCTGTGTAATTCCATGCTTCTCACTGAGGGCTGGGACTGTCCATCTGTGGACTGCATCGTCGTGCTGCGCCCGACAAAAATTCGCAGCCTATACAGTCAGATGGTTGGACGCGGGACAAGACTGTTCCCAGGTAAGACTGAACTGCTGCTCTTAGATTTCCTGTGGCACACAGAACGTCACGAGCTTTGCCGCCCTGCAAACCTAATCTGCGAGACGCCGGAAGTCGCTCAGAAGATGACGGAAAACATAGAAGCGGCAGGATGCCCAGTTGATATACAGGAAGCAGAGCAGAAGGCCAGCGAAGATGTTGTTGCTCAACGCGAAGAAGCCCTTGCAAAGCAACTGGCTGAAATGAAATCCCGCAAGAGGAAGCTTGTTGACCCGCTGCAGTTTGAAATGTCAATACAGGCCGAAGATCTCACGAGTTACGTGCCTGCATTCGGTTGGGAAATGGGACCCCCTTCTGAGAAGCAGCGCGCAACACTTGAAAAGCTCGGAATACTTCCGGATGAAATAGACAATGCGGGAAAAGCCGCAAAGCTGCTAGACCGTCTCGGTAAGCGCCGTATAGAGGGGCTGACCACACCTAAGCAAATACGTTTTCTTGAAAGCAGAGGTTTCCAGCATGTTGGAACATGGCAGTTTGAAACCGCTAAAAAGCTTATTGACCGCATAGCCTCGAACGGCTGGCACATACCTCATGACATCATACCGGCAGAATACAAAGGAGCGTAAACACGCATGGAAAATACGCTGGACTTGCTTGAAGTCTTAGACTATATCGACCCTTCACGGCTTGATTACCAGGAATGGGTGTCTGTCGGTATGGGGTTAAAAGAAGCCGGGCACACAGCCAAAGACTGGGACACATGGAGTCGGAGAGACCCAAAGCGCTATCATTCTGGCGAATGCGAACGGAAATGGAATTCATTCAACGGTGCGGCAGCTGCTCCGGTGACCGGAGGTACTATTGTTCAGATCGCCCGCGATCAGGGTTGGCATGGTACATACATACCTGACGGCGAAGGCTACGAGCTCGATTGGAACGACATTATCGGATCTAAAAAGGATGACTATGCCATAGTTGACGATTCCTGGCTTGAAGGTAAAGAAGTCAGCGAACCCGACGAATGGGATCCTGTCAAAGAACTCACCACATATCTTGAACTCATTTTTGAGGCATCCGAAAATGTTGGCTATGTAACAGAAAGCTGGGACAAAGACGGTAAATTTCTGCCGACAAAAGGTGCGTGGGACCGTACCGCCGGGCAGCTCATCCAAGAGCTTAATTCTTGTGGTGGCGATATAGGCAAGGTGCTGGGAGACTATAACCCGGCAGCGGGGGCGTGGATCAGGTTCAATCCCCTTGACGGAAACGGTGTTAAAAACGAAAACGTTACAGATTACCGATATGCCCTCGTTGAGTCCGACGACATGGAAATCGAAAAGCAGCATGCCATCATTAGTGAGCTGGAGCTGCCGGTTGTCTGTCTTGTCCATAGCGGTAAAAAAAGCCTGCATGCCATAGTCCGAATTGACGCAGCGAACTATGACGAATACCGCAAGCGTGTTGATTATCTTTATAACATCCTCAAGCAGAACGGAATGAGCGTAGATACGCAGAACAAGAATCCGTCCAGGCTTTCTCGCATGCCCGGCATCATGCGTAATGGTCATAAACAGTTCTTGGTAGCAACAAATATCGGAAAAGAGAGCTGGAAAGAGTGGCAGGAATGGATTGAAAGCATCAATGACGATTTGCCCGACGTAGAAGCCCTCACTGATGCATGGGACAACCTTCCTGAGCTGTCTCCTCCACTCATAGACGGAGTGCTGAGGCAGGGGCACAAGATGCTTCTTGCAGGTCCTTCAAAAGCCGGAAAGTCTTATTCCCTAATTGAGTTGTGCTGTGCGATTGCAGAAGGACGCGACTGGTTGGGGTTTAGCTGTACGCGGGGACGCATCCTATACGTCAACCTTGAGCTTGACCGCGCAAGCTGCCTGCACCGATTTAAAGACGTGTACGCAGCGCTGGGATGGGCGCCAAACAATCTCGGTAACATTGATATCTGGAATCTGCGCGGAAAGTCTGTCCCGATGGACAAGCTTGCACCAAAGCTAATACGTCGTGCTTCTAAGAAAAACTACATAGCAATCGTAATTGACCCGATCTATAAAATCATCACCGGCGACGAGAACAGCGCCGATCAGATGGCTCATTTTTGCAACCAGTTTGACAAGGTCTGCACTGAGTTGGGCTGCGCAGTGATCTACTGCCATCATCACAGCAAAGGTGGCCAGGGCGGTAAAAAGTCTATGGACCGCGCATCCGGCAGCGGAGTGTTTGCCCGGGATCCCGATGCGCTTTTAGATCTCATTGAGCTTGAGCTTAACGATGATATTAAGGCTCATGAGCGCCAAAAAGCGGCTGCCAAAGCGTATCTGGATATTCTGCAGAAAGCGATCCCGAACTGGCAGGATGAAGTATCTCAGGATGATATTTGCAGCGAAAGAGCGATGCACGACGCATGTAAACGGCTCCTAAGTCAACCTACTCTGATAGCTGCTGAGAGTGCTGCAAACGCTGCCCAGCAGTCTGCAGACGCTCTCACAGGCTGGAGAATTGAAGGTACGCTCCGCGAGTTTCCGAAGTTCCCGCCAATTAATATATGGTTCGATTATCCTATTCACCGCCTCGATGATACCGGAGCTCTGGGCGATGTGTCGGCGGACGATTCAAGGCCACCATGGCAAAAAGCAACAGGAGCGCGAAAGCAAAATAATGCAAAGCGCGAGGATGAAAAAAAGAGCAAATTTGAGATGGCAATTTTGGCGTGTACCGACGATGAGCCGCCGACAGTAAAAAAACTTTCGGAGTATTATTCCGATGCTGATGGAAAGCCAGCACTAGAAAATACCGTCAGAAAATGGGTAAAAAAATATGGATTTACCATAGACAAAAATACGGGTTTTGTGATGCGTCCCGAGGAAGCTGCACCTTTTAATTCTTAGTGCGTCACGTGCGGGATTAACCTTAGTTTTATAGGTCAATCACGTGACGCCCCGACCACTATATATACATATATAACACTTGCGTGTCCTGTGCGGGGGTGTGCGGGGGATGTGTGGTCGGCTAAAGCTACGCCGACCCACGACCTCCCCCACGCCCCAACCCGTACAGCGCGCGTGTGAAAAGGAGAGAAAAATGAAAACAATCAACTATGATTTTCTAAATTGCGCAAAAATGATGCCGCCGTTAAATCATGCAGTTCCCAATTGTGAATTTGACATCAACGATAGTGATGTTGCGGATTGGTTAAGTTCTCAGCCGGAAATTAAGCAGAAGCTATTCGAGTTTGCAAAGAACAAAAGGCTAATAGTTTTTGATGCTGAGTCTCATACGTGGAGAGGTATTGATTATGCAAACTGAATTTTTTATACCGATGATACCCCCGACTACGACTCAACAGATGCACAAGGTTCGTGTGGTGAATGGAAAGCCTGTTTTTTACGAACCCTGTAATGTGAAAGAACTTCGTTCGAAACTATCAGCAGCCGTTGGTCCTCATAGACCAGCTTCCCCTGTGAAAGGTGCTGTCAGATTGTTGGTCAAGTGGTGCTTTCCCATTTGCGGGGATCACTACGACGGTGAGTACCGAACCAGTAAGCCGGATACGGATAACCTGCAGAAGATGCTCAAGGATGTTATGACCGAAAATCGCTTTTGGAATGATGATGCGCAGGTGGCGTCAGAGATATGCGAAAAGTTTTGGGCGAAGGTCCCGGGTCTGTACATAGCGATAAACGAATTATGAAGGAAGGACACAGAAAATGAATGATTGCATAATGGACTTTTATTACCTCGCTTCAGGAATACATCGCAAAGGCATAGCAAACCTTTTAGCCTGGCTGAAAGACGAGACGGACTTCTTCACAGCGCCAGCCTCGACCAAATACCACGGGGTCTATGAAGGCGGTCTCTGTGAGCATAGCATCAACGTATGTAACAGACTGGTTGCATTGACTGGCAATAAGTTTGACTCCGAAACGGTTCGCACAGTATCCCTCTTTCATGACGTCTGTAAGATAAACAACTACGTGATCAGCACTCGGAATGTAAAAAACAAAGAGACCAGATGCTGGGAGCAGGTGCCCTATTACACCTATGCCGACGATCCGCTGCCTTTCGGGCACGGCGAGAAATCTGTTTATCTCATAAGCAAGTTTATTCAACTGACCGATGAGGAGGCTATGGCCATTAACTGGCACATGGGGCCCTTCGATGAACGAGCCAAAGGTGGCAGCCCAGTAATGAGTGCTGCGTTTAAGAAATTTCCGCTTGCTCTCTACATTCACCAAGCTGACATGCAGGCGGCCTATCTGGACGAGAAGGAGCGCAAGCAATGAAAATCTATATAGCCGGCAAGATCACCGGCGATAAAAACTACAAGGCGAAGTTTACTCGGGTAGCTCATAAGTTCCGGACGACGGATACAATCATCACCCCTTCGGTGCTGCCGGAGAGAGGCATGTCAAAAGCTGACTACATGCGGATCTGTTTCGCCATGATAGACAGCGCTGACAAGGTGGCATTCATCCAAGACTGGCGGGACAGCCCCGGAGCGACGGTGGAGCACGGATACTGTCGGTACATAGGCAAGCCGATAATTTATCTTTAGGCGGTGGCGGTATGAAAGATAAAGCACAAAAAGACTATTTAACCCCGAAAGAAATCGCCGTGTCGCTGAATGTCTCTTATGTTGCTGTACTGGCTTTGCTGAATACCAAAAATATAAAAGCCAAAAAGGTTAATTGCAGATGGCAAATTAAGCCTAACGACTTTGCTGCATTTAAAGCAAGAAACAAGCGTGCTATTGAGAAATTAGAGCAGGAGTATGTTGGCCTATATTGGCAGGGGCTTAACCCAGACCAGTTAGAAAAACGCGTAGCAGAAGATTTTAGATCCAGAAGCATTATAGCTGATAAATACGGTTTTGCTACCAACGCGATATATAAAAGCCTACTACCAAAACAAACTAAGGAGGCAGCACATGACATATAAACCGATATTATTCAACACCGAGAGCAAAACGTTGCGCTTTGGTGGCGATTGCAGAAAAGGAGCGGTGAAAATGGCTGAGAGATAGTTGTGGAATAGGAACATAATCAAGCCATTAAGTGTTGAAACGAAAAAACGTTAAGGAAAAATAGGTATAAAAATACCAGGGTCAGCCGCAACCCCGGAAATCTCTCAGTATTACCTACTACTGACATGACTTTCGTCTTCACTACCGAAGATTAGATCGTCAATGTCTTCATTATGAAATTTAAACATTTTACTCCTTTCTGTATAACCAAATTAGTATAGCACGGTTTTACATTTAAGTCAAGATTTTATAATTTCACAAGGAGATTAAGAGGAGAAGCACATGTCAACTGAAAAAGGGCATGAAAAAACAGCCTCGAAAGGCGATAGCAAAATATTATAATTACCCTTAAGAGCGTACTTGGAATCCACTTCTAAAGTTTCATCCAAGGTTTATGCCTGTCAAAAAAACACGGCAGTTCTTACGGTTAAATCTTACGGTTAAATCTTACGGTTAAATCTTACGGTTAAGTCTTACGGTTAAGTCTTACGGTTAAGTCTTACGCTTAAAATTATAAAAATAATTCTCATTTCATAGCGCCTCCTCTCATGATTTTATTAGGGAGTTAATTGCGATCCCCATAATAGCGTATGAGGAAGGCGCAGCAAATAAGACATAAAAGAGGAACTATTATGAAAAAACTATTATCAATAACAATAATCATAGCAATATGTATCGGCCTGATGGCTGCTATGCCATATAAGACCCAGCAGGACCAGGCCCACGAAATAGCCGAGATAGCCCGGCAGATGGGGCTGCCTGAAGAAGATCCTATCATCGTAAGAGCTAAGGAGCTGTGGTGGGATGCAGATGCCGATTTCCAGACGGACCGGGACATTATCGCGACAGTGATTTACAACGAGGCTTGGGGCGGTTGTTCTGATCGGCACCGGGAGCTTGTAGCGGCGGTCGTCGTTAACCGGTTAAACAGCGACAAATTCCCTGGGACCGTCTATGACGTTGTAGTTCAGCCCGGGCAGTATCATAAGGCATACGTCACGCCCGGAAGCTACTACTGGAATGCGGCGAGAGCTGACCTGGTAATCTGGACTGAGTGCCAGAGGATAGCGGCAAAGGCATTGAACGGTGAGGTAGAGTGTCCGGCGAATGTGCTGTACCAGGCAGAGGGCAGGCAGGGATCAGGTATATATGAAGTCTGTGCAACCAGTTATAGCACTACATATTTTTGCTACGGATGAGGTGAATAAATGAGATGTCCTAATTGCTTCAGCATGCGGACGAGCTGCTTTGACTCCCGTCCGAAGCGTGAATATCGAAGGCGGCAGTATCGATGCCAAGATTGCGGTACGTGTTTTAGCACGAGGGAAATCGTCAGCGAAAAGACGACCGCATTAAAAAACGAGGTGAAAAGGTGACGACAAAAGAATGGCTGATGCGAGCCTGGCGTATTGACAAAGAAATAACTGCGCTGATTATAGCGAGAGATGAAACCCGTAACCGGTGCCTATCGGTGACAGTGCCCCCAGACGGTGACCGTGTACAGTGTTCTGCTGATCATGATGCCAATTTGGTGCAGTTAGCATCACTTGAACAAGAGATAGATAAGCGTGTGGATGAGCTCTGTGCAATAAAATTAGAAATACTTACGGCGGTCAGCGAGGTATCGGATAGCACCTTGCGAACGTTGCTTATAGAGCGGTACATAAGCTTCAAGACATGGGAGCAGATAGCGGTGGATATGAGTTATAGTTATGTCCATATTGTACATAACCTTCATCCGATGGCACTTAAGTTGGTAGAAGCAACAGTTAATAGTATTTAACAATTGATCTTTGCTATCATGTAAACTGGATAAAGAATCAAGGGACGGGAAGCCGTCCCTTTTGTATTGATTAAGTATTTTCTATTGCTGCGTCTTCTGGAGCAACGTCCACGGATAAACGGCAGGTGGTTCAAGAGCTAAATCTATGTGCTCACCTGTGGCTGGATGCGTAAAGCAGAGCCTATACGACCAAAGAGCAATGTTGCATCCGTCATTGTTCAGGCTGTATTTCTTATCTCCTACTATCTGCAACCCACGGGAAGAGAACTGCGCCCGTATCTGATGGGTACGCCCTGTACGCAGTTGGATTTTCACCAACGACATTTTTTCGTTAGAAGCCAATGTTTCATAATCCAGAATAGCTTTTTGTACATCCTTACCCATTTGCTTTACCACATAGGTTTTTCTTTCCTTGGCGGAACGTTGTAACAGATCGGTGAAAGTACCTGATTTCTCCACAGGAACGCCATGAATTACTGCAAGATATTCCTTGCCAAATTGGTGATCTCGGATTAGGCGTGATAATTGGGATGCTACCTTTGGTGAACGTGCAAACACCATTAGTCCGCTCACAACACGGTCAAGCCGATGTACCGTCCGCACACAGGCGCTGTGGTTGCCTAGTGCTGTTCGAATCAATTCAGGCATACCGCCTGGCTCATCGGTAGACAGCACGCCCGCAGGTTTTACACAAATAAGGATACTGTCATCCTGATAAACAAATTCCATGCGAATGCCTTCTTTCCAATTATATTTTGCGGCTAAAATCTCAGCGCATATAATAACAGCTTTTGTAGTTATTATATCACACATGTCGAAAAGGGAGCGGGTAGCAAAAAGGTACTGCAACAGGGGGTGTGGGAGGTGATAGATATGACACCGAGCAAGCACAATCCGTTCTATGACGGCTGGGCATGGAGGCACAAGCGTCGCTACATATTACAACGTGACAAGTATCTATGCCAACGATGCTTGAGGTCTGGCGTTCTTACACCTGCAACATTGGTTCATCATATCAAGCCGCTGGAGGATCACCCGGAGTATTCACTGGATGACAAAAACCTTGTTAGCCTGTGTAATACTTGTCATGAACAGGTACACGTTAGAGCAACTGGGCATTACCGGGTAAAGGAAGCCAAAGCTCCACCGGGTGTGAGGGTCATAAAAGCCTGAGAACAGCAGGGACTTGTATGGGTAGCACGCACGGGAAACTGTATCAGGTAAGGGTACCCCCCTACTTTTGAAAGTTGTTGCTTTGGCTAAGCACCGGAACTGTGGTCAGTCCTTTACAGCGCGTGGGATATTTACAGTACCCCCTCCCCAAAGGAAAGGCGGTGATGAAATGGGAGTTGAAAATTTTGAAGATAAAAATAAAGCCATAGAAAAGGAAGAAAGACGGCTTTTCAAAATATACAAGGATATTGAGGAGAAGCGCAAAAAGACTATTGAGGGGCTTATTCAGCGGGCTGCATTTTTGCGGATCACCCTAGCCGAGCTTGAAGAGGATATCAACATATACGGTGTAACGGAGTGGTTTTCTCAGGGCGATCAAGAGCCTTATTTGAGAGAGCGGCCTACTGCGCGAATATATAACTCCATGAATACCAGCTATCAGAAAATCATCAAACAGCTCACGGATCTATTACCCAAGGAGGAGCCGCCTAGAGGGGGCGGTGATGAGTTTGACAATTTCTAACCTGATCACCTCCAGCGGCTGTTATAAATTTGCCGAGGATGTTCTTTCCGGGAAGATAGTTTCGGGTGTTAAGAGAAAACAGGCCTGTGAACGGTTCATGCGGGAGCTGGAGCTGTCGCAGAGCCCGGATTATCGGTGGAAGTTCGACATAGAGAAGGCCTACAGGCCGATTGATTTTATTGAGACATTCTGTAAGCCGACTAAGGGTGATTATGACAAGATGGAGCTTTTGCCCTGGCAGCACTTTGTTGAAGGCAATTTGTTTGGCTGGGTAGACAAAAAGACCGAGCTCAGAAGATTTCGAGAGGGTATCGTCCTCGTCGGCTCCGGTAATGGCAAGAGTACACTTATCACCGGGAATGCTACATACGGCGTATCAAAAGACGATGAGCGCGGCGCTGAAGTCTACTGCATTGCCAACGCCAAGGAACAGGCGAGAATCATCTACGATGAATGCAAAGCCCAGGTTGAGTCCAGCCCCATGCTAAAAAAACACTTTCGGGCAACCCGGGACGGCATATATTTTGACCGCACAAATTCCAAGATTCAGGCCCTAGCTTCCGACCCGACCACGCTTGACGGCAAGAACGTTCACCTGGCTATATTTGATGAGGTTCAGGACTACAGGGATTATAAATTTATCTCCCGTCTGAAAAAGAAAATAATCAAGCGCCGGCAGCCCCTTATCATCTACATCTCAACCTTCGGCAACGTGATTGACGGACCACTGATGGACTTATATGTTCTCGGTGGTCAAATTCTTGCCAACACCGGGGCGATCTCGCCTGTGGTTGCCGACCGAATGTTTGTCTACATTGATGAGATCGATGAAAATGACGACCCCGACGATATAAGTTGCTGGGGCAAGGCAAACCCCTCTCTAGGCAAGCTCATCATGTTGGATGACCTGATTGCCGACTGGGAGCGCTGCAAGCTGGTTCCGTCCGAGCGGTCAGACTGGATAAACAAGCAGCTCAATGTTTTTACATCTGTGGACGAGCTGTCTTTTCTTGATTCGGATGTGATTCTCAAAAATAAACGCCAGATTGATCCTGAGATTCTTCTGGGGCGCGCCTGTTATGGTGGTTTTGATATGGCGGAGACGCAGGACTTCACATCTGCCTGCCTTGAATTCGACCTAGATGACGGCTGGTTTTTTATACTCTCACATTCTTGGGTGCCGGAAGCCAAGGTTAAGGCAAACAAGGAAAAGCTTAACTGGGACCACCTCGTCAAATCCGATTGGCTGACTGTTGTACCGGAAAGCTACGTTAAATTTGACTATGTCTATGACTGGTTTATAGAGCAGAGCGAGAAATACCGCATTGAAACCATCGGATACGACCGGGCTAAGGCGCATGAACTGATTAATGCTTTGACGGCAAAAGGCTTTATCCTGTGCGAGGTGCGGCAGGGAGAGCTGACACTGACGGCACCACTCGACCACTTGAGGGAGCGGTTCTTAGATTACAAAGTTATCCACAACGGCAATGAGCTTTACCAGTGGTATCTGGGCAACGTGAAGCTGACAAAAAGAGGGCCCAACGCAACTTATCTGCCCACAAAGCAAAATAAGTACCGAAAAATAGACGGCTTTGCGGCGCATCTGAACGCCCATACGGAATGGCTTAGAAAGCATCCGCTTACCATATCGCCGGATAAGAAACTGGCGACCACAATAGACCTTAGGGGGTGATGAATCTGGGAATTACCACAAGAATCAAATCTATCTTCAAGCCGCGAAAAAAAGCCGCAATGCCGTCAAAGGATAATGTGCCGAGTCTACCGAGACTTCGCAACTCATGGCTGCCCCACTGGCTGCGGGGCGACTATACGCTGAAAAACAGCGAGCTGTTGTTCTCGGCGGTATCTCGCATATCTAATGCGCTATCAGCCATGCCGATCCAGCTGTACAAGGGTGCTTATCCCGTCCATGACGATCTAAACGACCTTTTAAGCTTTGCGCCTAATCCAAACATGACAAGCTGCCAGTTCTTCAAAACGATTGAGGCCTGCCGGGATACATCCGGCAACGGATATGCAATCAAGGTATATGACCCGGACGGCACACTTGACCGTATTGATTTGCTGGATCCTTCGCGGGTAAGGCCAATCATGGACGAAGACTCTGGCGAACTTTGGTATCGGATTACGCCGGAAAAAGGTGGAGAGTATTACATCCACAATTTCTACATAATCCACATTCCGTTTATCTCAACAAATGGTTATACCGGTGTAAATCCTGTGTCAGTACTCTATGATACGCTGGACTACAGCGAGTCCATTCAGAGCTTCAGCGTCAAGACTTTAGAACAGGGCGTAAACGCACAATTTGTTCTGGAGGCCCCTGCAAACCTTGGTGAAGCGCAGAAAAAGGACCTTCTGGAGTCATTCTTGAAGACCTACAAGGAAACGAGCGGGAGCGTGTTGCTGTTGGAATCCGGCGTAACTGCAAAGACGCTGAACCTTTCACCTGTTGACAGCAAGCTGTTTGAGGTGGAGAAAATCACTCGCTCCAAAGTGGCGATGGTCTACAACATCCCGCCTCATCTGCTGGGCGACTATTCCGATACATCCTTCTCTTCCCAGGAGCAGCAGATGCTGGAGTTCTTGATGCTGACCATGCTGCCCATTGTTACGGCCTATGAGCAGGAGCTGAACCGCAAGCTGCTAACAAAGGAACAGCGCAAACAAGGATATCGTTTCAAATTCGATATGGACAACATTCTCCGGGCCGATGCCGCCACCCGCGCAGAGGTAGATTACAAGGCAGTGCGTTCTGCCTGGTCAACTCCGGACGAGATAAGAGCGTCCCGAGGCAAACCGCCTTTGCCGAACGGGATCGGCGGTAAGGCCGTCATATCTCAGGATCTTGCGACTCTTGAATATACGGTAAATGACAAGTCACGTGTTCTGATGGCAAGGCTGATGACCGGAGGGCAAGAACGAAGAAGAGGAGGATTAGATGGATAAACTGGAAAAAACAAAGGCGCTCAGTTTAAAGAAAGCGGACGCCGTAGCAGACATTGATCTTATTAATCAATTCAGCCTTAAAGACCTAAAGCCTGAAGACGTATATTGCTTTTCTGTAGCGCTTTGTGACAACGATGTAGATCGTGACACGGAGCGCTTTACTGATGCTGCGCTGAATGCATTAGCTCCAATGTTCTTGGGGAAAACGGGCATCTTTGATCATCGGTGGAGCGCAGAAAAGCAGGTCGCGCGGCTTTATCGAGTTGAGGTTGAGGACACCGGCAAGAAAAACGCCCTGAAAGAACCTTTAAGAGTTCTCAAAGGAAGCGCCTATATCCTGAACAACGAAGCCAACAAACCTATCATTGATGCAATCGACGGCGGGATTATGAAAGAGGTTTCCGTTGGTTGCTCAATGAGCAAATGTACCTGCTCAATTTGTGGCGAGCCTCAGAAACTCGACTACAGAACTTGGCATTACCAGTGTGAAAACGGTCACATCAAGGGCGAGAAATACGACGGTAAGCTATGCGTAGGAAACCTTGAAGCCCCGAAAGAAGCTTATGAATGGTCGTTTGTTGCTGTCCCTGCTCAGCGTAATGCCGGCGTGACAAAGTCTGCACAAAAACCCGAAGAAGCCTTTGCTGTGCTGATGGAAATCGACCTTAGCGAACATGGCGAGGCAATAAAGGCGCTTATACCCCGTTTGCAGTCGGCGCTGGTTGACCAAAAGGAGCGGGAGAAGCGGGCAAAAATTATCAAAGAAAACGAAAAATACTTAGGAGGTATTAAATAATGGCAAAAACCACACTTTTTGAACTCAAAGAAAAGATGGCAACCATGCAGGCTGCTATCGCCGCTGATGCAGAGTGGATCTCCGAGAAGGCAGCAGACCCCAACATCCCTATGGAGGAAATAAACGAGAAGAAGTCACACCGTGACGAGCTTGTCCAGCGTTATGAGCTGCTTAAGAAAGAACACGACGAGATGGAGGAAGCACAGAGGGCTCAGGTCGCGATGAAAGCCGGTTCCGGCGGTGGTATGTCTGAGGAAGCGGTTAAAGTCAAAGCTAAGGCTGACTTCTACCGCGCAGCCCTGACCGGCGGCGATGTCCGAAAGGCTTATGAGGGGCTTGGCGGCATTCCCGCCGCGAGTGCCGACCTCGGTTATGGAGACAACCTCCTGCCAAAGAACGTCAGCAATGAGCTGATCACTGAGCCGGTGGAAGAGAACTCCCTGCGCAAGATCGAGCCTGTCTCCCAGATAACCGGCCTTGAGGAGCCTGTCTTGATGTTTGATATCGAGGATGCAGATCTGGCAGACGTAACTGATAAGGAGACTGCTAGGGAAATCGAGATGACCGGTGGCACTGTGTCTTATGGCCGTTTCAAGACCAAAATCACCGCCACCGTGAAGGATACAGTTCTCCACGGCACCGACACCAACCTTGTCACAACCGTAGAGAACGCACTTCGTTCTGGCCTCGCCGTCAAGGAGAAGATCAACGCCTTCCGTACCGTTTCGGACACCACCCATGACCACATGAGCTTTTATCTCAATGACATCAAGAAGGTCAAGGGTGAAAACCTTATCCAGGCGATTATCAATGCATGGGCAGATCTACCCGAGGCCTTTGCGACCAACGCCACCTGCGTTATGCGTAAGAGTGACTACTACGCTGCGATCCAGACGCTTGCAAACGGTTCTGAGAGCCTGTGGGGTAAGAAGCCGGAAGATGTTATTGGTATTCCTGTTGAGTTTAACGACCGTGCAGTGACTCCCATTGTGGGCGACTTCAGCTATGCCCGACAGAACTACGACATCGGCACTATCTATGAGAGCGATAAGGATGCCAAGAAGGGCGAATACTACTTCGTCCTGACCGCGTGGGGCGATCACCGCATACGCCTCAAGAGCGCCTTCCGTCTTGCCGAGGTTGGCGTAAACCCTTAAATGCGAGTCTGTCGGGGCTGTCGATAGGCTCGCTTACTCTTAGCCCCGCCTTTGACAGCGGTGTTAAGCAGTATACAGCCACAACATCCAATGCCACCAACACCATCACCGCTACGCCTGCGGACGCAAAGGCAACAGTTAAGATCGATGTCGGCGGTACGTCCGTTGCAAACGGAGCAGCGGCAACATGGGCTGATGGTGAGAACGTGGTGACTATTACCGTAACTAATGGTACAGCTTCAGAGACCTACACAGTGACGGTAACAAAATCCTAACCTAGAAGGAGGCGTAAGTCATGGCAGACATTCAGACCTTATCAAAATACCTTGGGCTTATGCCGGACGAAGATACCACCATTGCAGAACTGGCGCTCAATGCGGCCAAAGCGAAAGCTGAGGTCGCGGGCGTCAGCGTGCGGGATGGTGACCCGTACTATGACCTATTTATTTATGCACTTGCAGGGGCGTGGTATGACAACCGAAATATGGCCACGCCCGGTCTTGCTACACAGGCGGGAGCTGAGGCAATGCAGCGACTGGTCAATCAGTTTGTGCTGGAGCTGAGGTGTAAGCCGGCAGGAGGTGGTGAAGTCATTGGCGAAACAGATTAATCCGGGTCAGCTTAGAACGCTCATAGAAATTAAAGCCTGCATCGAAATCAAGGATGAGGACGGCTTTAAAATTCGAGACTGGGTGAACGTGTTTGGCGAGGGCGTATTTGTTGGCTGCCATTGGGCTAATGTCCACGGACAGGAAGTGTTGACAGCCGCCTCACTAGATCTGAGAGAGCCGGCGACGCTTACGATGCGATACTCCAACAAAATTACGCCGGAGTGCCGTATTTATAAGAAGGGCGACTCAAGACCGTATGAAATTATAAGCCTGGATAACGTAAATGAACGCGACCAGTGGCTTGAGATCAAGGTGCAAAGGACGGTAAAGGCATGAGCGTTGACAAGAGAATTATAAATGCACTGTCCACCCTTGCCCCTGTTGATCGTGACGAGCTGAGCGATTGGAGCGCTCCGGGGTTCACGTTCAACTATGACACCCTGCCTATTTCCTTCCGCAACAATAGGCCTTCATATGAACGGTATCTAGTTCAGGTGCATCTGTTCTGTCCGGTTGATTTTAATCACCTAAAGCTGAGAGCGGACGCAAAAGAAGCACTATTCAAAGCCGGTTTCGCATGGCCGGACGAAATCAATGTAGGCCCCGACAAAGAGATCCCCGGTGACGTTACGTTGCAGCATTTTGTCTATGAGACTGAGTGTACGGAGCGTATCGATGCGGGGAGGGTCAGAAATGGCTAATCTTTATTCTTCTGGCTTTGAGGACTTTGAGGAAATCCCTGATAGTGTCCTTGATGAGATGCTAAAAGCTGGAGCTGAGATAGTTGCGGATGAACAGCGCAAAACCGCGCGGTCAATGCTGGGCGAAAAAGGCAGGGGTAGCGGTACGACAGTACGGAGCATCAAGGTCAAAAGCCCAAAGAAGAGCAGGGGCGGCGGAAGGGAAATCTCCATTACATTTGACGGCAGCAGACCAAACGGGAAAAAGACAAAACGTAATGCAGAAGTAGCATTTATTAACGAGTACGGTAAACCCGGGCAGCG